CAATATGGCGATGGCCGGAGGAGCGTAGATCTTGGCGTAGATCTTGATTCGCTGCTCCTTGGTGAGGCGCTTGAAGTCGTCAATATCCCACTCCTGCATCTGGCGGTCCGCATGGACGCTCAGAGCGACCGACGCCCCGAGGCCCAACAGCGCCAGTCCTGTGAGGATATGGTGCGAGTTGCGTACGACGAAGTCCTGGGCGACTTTGACGAATGCGAGGTTCATTTGCTCTCCTCTCCAATATTGATGAGTGCTTTATACCACTCGTTATCTTCCAGATTGGCCTCGCGCTCCCGAATGTAGTCACGATACATCGTCTTTACAGAATCACTCACGCTACTCTGGATAGCATTGACGAGCATCTGCTTGGCGACTTCGGGGGCCACGTCGGCTGGAACCGTGAGTGTGACCTTCTGTGTATTTGTGATGGGATCCAGATCGGAGAATTCCAGCTGGATGTCATCGTGGTCCATTTGCGTTCCTTTCTCGAGAAACCTAGAACCCGGGTTGGGTTCTAGGAGGGGTATCAGAGACTGTGGTCGATATGGGTAGGGGTGGTGAAATCCTGCTTCGAGATCTTGTAGCGAGAGAGCACCCACTTGACGATGGCGTAAATGCCAACGCAGTAGATGACAGACTTGACAAGGTTCTCGACGAGGCGGGAGATCAGCATGATCAATCCTTTCGGTCTATGGGTCTCATTATATACTCTGCTGATCCTGCGAGAAACCTAGAACCCGAGTTGGGTTCTAGGCGTGAGAGTCACTTCTTGGTAGAGTTCTGTCGGAAGATCTTCTCGATCTCGGCCCAATCCTCTTCGAGATACTTCTCTACATTGTCGGTCTCCTGGGCGGACGGAGTCGAGGTAGCCTTAAGGAGATGCCGCTGGTGGCGGACGGTCTTCTTTAGCTCCTTGATCTGCTGGCCTTGGGCGTAGACGGTGTACAGAAACATGACGAAGGAGATGAAACCGAATGTGATGAAGATGATGGACATGACGAATTCCTTTCGTGGGGTCTCGTTATAGCCCTTGCAAAATCTGCGTTCCAATTTTCCCACCCGGGAATTTTTGGATTTCGAAAATCAGAAGCTTTGCGAAAAACCTAGAACCCTTGTGGGGTCCTAGGTCTTTCGTGTCTCAGATGCGGATCTTGGCGACGAATCCGAGTGCCTTGGAGGCGACGGGGAAGATCTGCTCAGCTTTTACGATGGCGAGGATTCCGAGGATGGAGCCGGCGGCGCCCACCACGGCATCGGGGCTGGGGCAGAAACGACGGTGTTTTGCGTCTTGAATCTGCTCAAGCTCCTTGATGCTGCGGAGAGCTTCGCGATAGGCTTCACTGTCGGGATCCATGCCGTCGATGAAAGCGTAAGCCTCTTCGAGGGCCTTCTTGGTGTTCGGCTTGTTGTCGGACATGGTATTCCTTTCAAATGAGGGGTATCATTATAGACCATGTCGATCCCGCGGATCGTCAGACCTCGGAGACCTTCAGAGTGGCCGTGTCCTTCTTGGTCATGTCCTGAGCGGGGGTCTCCAGAGCGGCGTAAACCTCCCGGTTCTTGTGGTCCACATGGAGCACGCCGTCAACCTCGGGCTCGTAGTTCTTGGCTGCAAGACCGAGCAGAGCGCCCAGGAAAGTGTCGAGAGCGGTGATAGTACCCACAACCGCCTCAGTGTGAGGGAAACCCCACAAACCCGCCAGGGCGAGATACAGGGTGGCGAGGGCAGGAAGCAGGATCTGTGCAATCCACTTCAGAGTGTTGTAGGTCTGATTCGACAGCGACATAGCGCTTGTCCTTTCTTCGGGTGTCAGGAAAATGGATCGGAAGCCGGTTCACGGCGTCCATTACCTTTTCGGCAGTCCCGTTTCCGCCGAAAGTGTGATAGGGCTGATACAGATACTTCTGTAAGTCCTCAAACTCATCGATGGTGATGTAACCACGGGACAGATATGCGGTTCCCATAGCCACGATCTGGTTGTGCGCTAGACCCAACATCAGCTGCGTCTTGGCATCATGCCTTTCCGCACGTTTCTGGAGATACGCCCAGAGACCAGTACTGGTGAGAACGGAGCCGAATATGGTGATCACCAGCTCCACAGTATGAGACATTTAGCCTCCGATAGAAACGATTGGGCGCACCCCGTACTTCTCAGTCCACTGGGCCCAAGTGACTCGACGCTGATCGCCGTAGTACAGGCCGAAGTAGTCCTTGGAAATCTGATCCCGGAGCCAGAAGGACTCGCCCGGGGTCGGAATCGGGTTGCCAACACGGAAATACGAGAACTGACGAGAGATGGGGCCGATAGTGTGGGTGTCGCCGTTGATGCGGTTGTGCACAAGATATGAGCCGAACATCTCGAACTCAGACGGAATGGTGAGTTGCGGGTACTCCCAGGTCCAGTCCTTCTCCGTGCGCTCCCAGGCATTCCCGGTGTTCTCGTAGCCGTGCGGCTCCATAACGGGGAACGTCCGGAAGTCCGACATGGCGAAGACCTGGGTAAGCGTGGCGAAGCGCACCATGCCATTGGAATAGTCCCGTCGCATCTTGGAGCCGTTCCAGCCGTATTCGCACCATCCAGACTCGCCGATGTTGTCGATTCCGAGGTTGCGGTCGCTCATGACCGTGATTCGGTGCTGATTCTCGCCATTCGGGTAGTCCAGCCAGCGGTCGAAGTCGACAATGATCCACTTGCAGGAATTATCGTTGTACTGCCAGTAGTCACCCAACCACAAGCCGTCGAACGTCCCGTTCCGGATGGCCGCCTTCTGGGCGGGCGTCATGACCCGGCCCAGGTTGTTGCCCCGAGTAATGACTCGCTTGAGATTCGGGTCGTTGTTGAAGGCGTTGAGGAAATCGTTCTTGTTGTTCAGAGCGATCTGCTTGGGTTGCATGACGCTCTGAGCCCACTGAGCATACTGAGCGCCAACCCTACCGCGGCAGTCCGTGACTTCGAAGTCTGTGTTCGTCTTGGCCCCCCTGGGGACCCGAATATAGGCGATGATGGCTTCGAAGGTGTCGTTCGTCTGGGTAGGCTGTGGGACACCGCCACCCGAAGTTCCCTGAATAACGCGAGTACCAGCGGAGCGAACGCTGGGCGTCTTGTCGACTCTGAGGGTTATGGCATCGTAACGATCGCCGTCCGTGGCGCCCTCGGTGAGTGCGTAGACCTTGTTCGCGTCGTTCTCAATCCAGTGTCCCTTGAACCAGGCGCGGCCGGACTGGACGATGATCTCTCGTCCAGAGCCCTTGGCAACCTGGTACCCTCGACCCCAGTTCTGGAATATACCGTCCGAGATGACTCCGTCGAACATGCGGCCGAAGTCGTCAGCGGAGTACTTCCGGTCTCCATTGATGGAAACGAAGAATCCTGATTTCTCTGTCATGTGATGTTCAATCCCGGTTTCGACTTCTGAATATCGGACAAGGACTCGAATGTCGGGTAGAAGACGTCGCCTTCCGAGTCAGATGATGTGCGAATGTACTCAGTCACCCGAGCGATGTCCTGCTGCCCGAACTCGTTCTGAATCTGCACGAAATCGCCCAGGAAGAAGTCCTCGTTGTAAGTGTACATGGACTGCTGGGCGGCCTCACCCGAGAACATCTCGAGGGGCATGTGACGCCACAGTTCAGTATTACACTGCTCGTGGATCTGCCGATAAATGGACTCGGGGTCGATCGATGCCACTCCCCACTGGCCGCTCCCTTTCGAGATCATGTACCCGTTGGTGTGTTCGATCGACGGACTCTGGAAATAACCTTCTCGCAGACCGAGTCCCCTGGTACCGACAGTGACAGAGTTGTTCTGCATCGCGGAGTCTCGGTTGTCATCGAGATACTCTTTTGAGAGCTGCAACTCCAAGGGTACGGTGAATTTCACAGCACCCGAGAATATCTTTGTTCGCGTAGACACCTTGGACTTGAAGTAGGTTGCCTTAGATAGGTTGTCATACTTCGGAGAGAATACTACCGGCGGACGCTCACCTTGATTGAATGTTCGGTTCACGCCGTTATACGTATACCCGTACCAGTAATATGGATCTTCCCCGTCGTGCTCGATCGCCCATCCCGACATGGTCAAATCGGTTAGATTCTGAACGAGCTTGTACCAGGAGCCTTCCATAATATATGGATCGGTATCGTCATAGGCCGCATGAGAGTAATCGGCATTACGTGTCATGTTTCGGACGGTGCCGTTGGCATTAGCCCTGATGTTTCCGATGTCCATGGAGGAAACCGGTCGACCCTTGCGAATCCCCGCGGGTAGCTCATCAACCGAGTACCAACCGAATCCTGTGACGTGTCTCTCGTGCGACGTGTCTAGCGAGTCCCTCTGTTTGAACAGCAGGTTGGTGTAGTGTTTAATAACATCTTTGACTTTCCCTTTTGTTCGCTCGTGCATGCATAACCTGGTCCCCTCCCAAATCGGATAGGGATGCATTACCCGTCGATCCAATATGGACTCAAGACTGCGCCCGCTGACTGTCAGCATCGACTGCTTGCTGTACTCCGTGTTGAGTTCGACCTGCTCGATGATCATGAGCTTGTTCGTGCCCTTGGTGTACAGGTAGTAGTCGAGTTGATAGATCTGCAAGTTCTCCAGGGTCCCAGGAACCGTGAGTTTGAAGTCGCCGAAGCCGTGGAACCTCTCAGTCCAGATGATGGACTTGTAGTCCTCACAAATATGCTGGAGAACCATGGCTTCGTCGAAAACCGCAAGATACACGTCACACCCCCTGATAGAGAACGTCGGTTGAGAAATATACGTCCGTTAGATTCGGATCATTCATAGTGATCTGGAACTCATTTACGCCCGGTCTCAGTTTGAGCCAGTCCGAGTTACGATCCAGTGCCGCTATGAACCTATCCTTGCGGCCGCCACGATTTCGGATAATAGACTTGCGCCCCGTCCTAGAATTGACTGTGACGATGTCACCACCTACGATGGGATCGACCTTGTAGTACGTCTTGTCAAGGAACGCCCCGGTGAGTTTGAACTGATCACCGGAGAATGTCTCGGTCACCGTGATCGGAAGTTTGGCACCTGGGCGGAAAGTGAAGACCATGGTAAACCCGGTCTCTACATCCCCCTCATAGTCGATCGTGGCGGACAATAAGCCTCGGTCCTTGCTGAACTCCAGGGATGGAGACGGCTGGTCCATGAAGTCGAACTCGAAAGAG